ATGGGCTAAGCAAAAGAATACTTCCATAGAATACAAAATACATTTGAAGATATTGGTTATCTTGTAGTCGCTAATGTATTAGACGCAAGTTACTTTGGTGTTCCACAATCTCGTAAAAGAACTTTTTTTATCGCAGTTAGAGAAGACGTTGCTGAAAAAATTGGTTTAAATTTTATGACTATGTATCAATTATATCCTGAAAAGAATAAAGAAAGAACTACATTAGGAGAAGCAATTAATGATATAGTAAATGATGATGAAGAAGAATTAAAATACTTAATTGAAAAAATTGGACCAGATAAGGCTGTAGGTAAAACATTAATGAAAATGCCTAAAGACCCTGACAAAGTATTAACTGGTATGGATTACCACGACAAAGGTCATCACTTTAATTTAAAGAGATCAAGTTTAAGAAAACCTTGTCCAACAATTACTGCGATGGGTAATCTTGCTGGTATTGCTGGTACGTGTCACCCATTAGAAGATAGAAAGTTTACTATCAAAGAATTAAAAAGAATTATGTCTTTACCTGAAGACTTTATATTGACAGGTGAACATAAACAAAAATCGGAAAGGATTGGTCGTATGGTACCTCCGTTGATGATGAAAGCACTTGCTGAAAGTGTTTATAACAAAGTATTGAAACCATACAAGGAGTTAAATAATGACTAAATTTACATTTGCCACATCTGAAGAAGGCTTTGATAATCATATAGAACATTCTGTAAGAGGTTATACAAATCTTTGGAATGATGTTTTATCTTTATCAAAATATTTTGTTGAGGATTATACAGAAGTTGTTGATCTAGGTTGTTCAACAGGTAAACTATTGAAAGCTATGATTGAACAAAATAGAAAACATATACCACAAGCAAGATATACAGGAATAGAAATTGAAGAAGATTTTTTTAAAGACTATGAAAAAGACTTAGATGAATACGGTCAATTAAATTATTTTAAAGGTGATGTAAGAGAATATGATTTTAAAAACTGTTCTTTGGTTACTTCTATCTTTACTTTACAATTTATGAAACCAAAAGATAGAGAAGATGTTATTAGTAAAGTTTATAATGGATTAAATAAAGGTGGCGCATTTATCTTTAGTGAAAAAACTTTTAGTTGTAATCCAAAAGTACAAGATATGATGACTTTTATGTTTTATGACCATAAAAGAAAAAACTTTTCTGATAAAGAAATTTTAGATAAAGAAGTACAGTTAAGACATATGATGAAACCAAATACTAAAACTGAACTATTTAAAATGTGTACAGACGCTGGTTTTGAAGTACATACGTTTTGGCAAAACTTTAATTTTATAGGTGTCATTGCTTTAAAAAAATAAATATATGGCAATGCCTATTACAAAAAAATCTTACGAAGATTTAAAACCATATTGGGATTATCAAAGAAAAGTAGAATACAATAGAGAAGTTGTACACTTTATGGCTGAAAAATTTGAAGGTAGAATATATAATGAAACAGGTATGATACATTTAAATGAAATAAAAGACACTTTGTGGACTAAAGTTAAATCAAGTGAGTATGAAGAACCCAAAAAAGGTTATGTACCAAAAGACCCAAAATTTAGATTTGAATGGGAGGGTGAAGCATATCTACCCACCAAATTATTAAATATTGAAGAAGATGACGATTAACATTGACATTATATTAAATATATGATATATTATATAAAATAGGAGACAATTGAATATGAGTAATTTTTTAAAAGACATAATTAAAGAAACAGGTAATGAGTATGCTTCACTAGTAAGTGAAGGTGTTGATAGTGCAGATGTAACAAGTTTTATTGATACAGGCTCATATTCATTTAATGCATTATTATCAGGTAGTATCTATGGTGGTCTACCAGGAAATAAAATTACAGCAATCGCTGGTGAAGCCGCAACAGGTAAAACATTTTTCGCATTAGGTATTTGTAAGAACTTTTTAGATAAAGATAAAGAAGCTGGTGTAATATATTTTGAATCAGAAAGTGCTATTTCAAAAGAAATGATTGAAAGTCGTGGCGTAGATAGTAAGAGAATGGTTATTGTTCCAGTTGCCACAGTACAAGAATTTAGAAATCAATCTATAAAAATTTTAGACAAATATATTGAACAACCAGAGGCAAATAGAAAACCTTTAATGTTTGTATTAGATAGTTTAGGTATGTTATCAACTACAAAAGAAATGGAAGATACAGCCGCTGGTAAAGAAACAAGAGATATGACTAGATCACAAATAGTCAAATCTACATTTAGAGTTTTAACATTGAAACTAGGTAAAGCAAATATACCTATGATAATGACTAACCACACGTATGATGTCATTGGTTCAATGTTCCCTCAAAAAGAAATGGGTGGCGGAAGTGGTTTAAAATACGCTGCATCATCAATCATCTATCTTGGTAAACGAAAAGACAAAGAAGGTACCGAGGTTGTTGGAAATATAATACATTGTAAAAATTACAAATCAAGGTTAACAAAAGAAAACGCACAAATTGACGTAAAACTAACTTACAAAAGAGGTTTAGACAAATACTATGGCCTTATTGAACTTGCTGAAGAAGCGGGTATCTTTAAGAAAGTATCTACAAGATATGAAATGCCAGATGGTTCTAAAGTCTTTGGTAAGAATATAAATGATGAACCTGAAAAGTATTTTACAAAAGAGGTATTAGATAAGATAGATGAAGTCGCAAAACGAAAATTCAGCTACGGATCAGACGAAGAAGAAGGAAATTAAAAGATACGCCTTTGCTCAAAGACAAGGCGATGACTTTAGTTGTATTAAGATATTGGAAGGTGCCTACGAAGGTATCATCTACAAATATAATAATATAAAGTTTTCTGAAACTGAAAATGAAAAAGGTGAGATACCCTTAAAGTTTACTTACGACATAATGGCTAATCCTAATAAAGAAGATATAGAGTCAAAAGATTTTAGAAATTATATTGGCGATATATTAATCGAATGTGTTGAAGAACAATTAAAAAATGGAACTTTAAAAATTGATGAATAACGAAAGAATTGAAAATACAATACTAACTAATCTTTTTCATAATGAAGATTTTACTAGAAAGACTTTACCTTTTCTAAAGTCATTTTATTTTTCCAAAAGAGTTGAAAAAATATTATTTGAACAAATAGAAAAATTTGTTTTACAATATAAAAATATTCCTACAAAAGAAGCAATTTTAATTGAACTCAATAATCGAAAAGATATTAATGAAGAAGAATTTAAAGATGTAAAAGAATTAGTTAATAGTATTTCTTATGAAGAAGTAGACCAACAATGGTTACTAGACACAACAGAGAAATTTTGTAAAGATAGAGCAGTACATAACGCTGTACTTGAAGGTATAAAGATATTAGACGGAAAAGATAAGTCCAGACAATCAGAAGCAATACCAGGTATTCTTGCTGATGCATTGGCAGTTTCTTTTGATAATCATATTGGGCACGATTACATTGTTGATGCAAAAGCTAGATTTGATTGGTACCATACTAAAGAAAAAAGATTTCCTTTTGATTTAAATTATTTTAATAGAATTACAAAAGGTGGTGTACCTAGTAAGACTTTAAATATTGCGTTGGCAGGTACTGGTGTTGGTAAGTCTTTGTTTATGTGTCATTGTGCATCTAACTTTTTAACTCAAGGTCAAAATGTTTTGTACATTACTTTAGAAATGGCAGAAGAAAGAATTGCTGAAAGAATAGACGCAAATTTATTTGATGTAACTATTGATGACTTACACGCAATGCCAAAAGACTTATATGATAGTAAACTAATGAAGTTAGAAGGTAGAACAAAAGGTAAATTAATTATAAAAGAATATCCTACTGCATCAGCTCATAGTGGTCATTTTAGAAGTTTACTAAATGAACTTTCTCTAAAAAAATCATTTAGACCTGATATTATTTTTATTGATTATTTAAACATATGTGCGTCAAGTAGATTTAAAGGCGGAAATATTTCATCTTATTTTTATATCAAAGCAATTGCTGAAGAACTTAGAGGTCTTGCTGTAGAGTTTAATGTACCTATCTTTAGTGCAACACAAACAACTAGAACTGGTTTTGTTAGTACAGATATAGGTTTGGAAGATACATCAGAATCATTTGGTCTACCAGCAACTGCTGACTTTATGTTTGCCTTGATGTCTAATGAAGAATTAGAATCACTAGGACAAATGAAAGTTAAACAATTAAAAAATAGATATAACGACCCTAGTATTAATAGAGCGTTTATTGTAGGTGTTGATAGAAGTAAAATGAGATTGTATGATGTAGAAAATACAGCACAAAACATAGTGGGTGGTAATCAAACAAAAGAAAAAGAAACCTATCCTGCGCCAGAGGAAAGTTACGATAAGTTTAGTGACTTTAAACTATAATGCCTAAAAAACAAAAAGTAAGATTTTATAGAGGCGACAAAAGACCAGGTAATCATAACCTAGAAACTTTACATTATCGTAAGAAGTTTATAAAAAAAGGTAATGATATTATTTGGCAGGTAGTAGAGCATCCTACTAAAAACGTGGTGGCTGAGTATTTTTTTGAAGAAGATGCACATAGATTAGTTAAATTTCAAAATAAACATAAAGTATGGCAATCTCAAGGTGGTATTCCAAAGTTTTTATATATAAATATAAGTAAATAATTGATTTATATGGAACAAGTGATTATAGTTATGGGAATAATGAGAGAGAAATGTTTAGTTTTAAAGGGTTTATTACAAGTGAAAGAAATACACATTTAGAACACTTAGAAGATTCTATCATTAATGATGGGTCTAAAGGTGGGACGAATGCTATTAACTTTCTAAAATCATTAAGAAATATGCTCGCTGGTAAAAGCTCAGCGAAATTAAATACTACTGTTAAGTGGGATGGTGCGCCTGCAATCATTTGTGGCGTTAATCCTGAAAACGGTAAATTCTTTGTAGGGACTAAATCAGTCTTTAATAAAACTCCAAAAGTAAATTATACAACAGGTGATATAAGAAGAAATCACTCTGGTGAATTAGCAAACAAATTAACAATAGCTTTAAGAGAACTTTCACGTCTTGGTATACAAGATGTCTTACAAGGTGATTTTCTTTTTTCAAAATCAGATTTAAAGATAGTAAAAATTGATGGTGAAAATATGATTACATTTACACCCAATACAATCACTTATGCTGTACCAGTTGACTCATCTTTAGGTAAAAGAATTACTAGAGCAAGAATGGGTATAGTTTTTCATACAAAATATACAGGTAAAACTTTAGATAGTATGACAGCAGGTTTTGGAACAATTAGAGGATCAGCAACAAACGTTTTTTTAGCATCCGCAGATTATAAAGATGTGTCAGGTGTAGCAAAATTAACAACATCTGAACTTTCAAATTTTAATGCTAGAATTAGAATGGCAGAAGGTTCGTTACTAAAAGCAGCATCTATATTAGATGAAATGAGTAAATCATCTTCAGATATGCTATCAGTCGGATTTAGGTTAAAGTCATTTTTTAATTACTATATAAAAAATACACAGGGTCATATGGCAAAAGTTAAAAATTTAGTTGATATGTTTAGAGATTATTATATTAATACAGTTCAACAAGAAATTGACGCTAGAAAAACAGATAGTGGAAAACAAAAATATAAAGATTTACTTAAAACAAATTTAAATTTTATAGATAGAAATAAACAGTCTTTATATTTTGCAATTGCATCACACGTTACTTTACAGAATGCAAAGAACTTTCTTATTAGTAAAATGAATGAGATACAAAGTATAGGTCATTTTTTAAAAACTTCAAATGGTTACAGAGTAACAAATCCTGAAGGATTTGTTGCAGTTGATAGAGCTGCTGGCGCTGTCAAACTTGTAGATAGAATGGAATTTAGTAGAGCTAACTTCACAATGCCGAAAGGATGGAATTAATCAATGGCAGTAGGATATTTAACAGAACAAAACATTAACATAGCAAGAGGGCTTATAAGAGGCGCTAGTATTGTTCATAAATTTGGTAGAAATCCAAATGTAGGTGGTGCTCCAGAAACAATTTGGATGCACGGTGGAACTTATACCTATTTAACATCTGCTTCAACAGTTTATGTATCAGGTGCTGACGCAGAAG